AACTAAGATTGTTCTCGGTACAAGTTCTGTTCTTGGAACTAATTCTGTATAAGGAACTTGAACTGTATATGAAACATCAATGGTTTGTGTGACCTCTTTATCGGGTCTAATCCAGTTAGGGTCTGAAATTAATTTTGTATTGTAGTCTTCCCTAGCCAAGTCTAAGGCTACCTGTGCTTTGTCTACCAGTAATTGCTTGCTTTGAAAATCTAAAATTGCATTATCTAAAAGTGTTTTGTTTGACTCTACTGTGGAATCTATTGTAGCCTTTTCATTCAAGGCTGTCTGGTATGCTTCTTGAGCAACTGTCAAAGCAGTTTTGGTAGCATCAACTAAAGCCTGTGCTTCTGCTACAACTGCATCATACTCAGCCCTTGTTTCTGCAGAGGCTGTTGATGGAAAGAATAGACAGGAAAAGGCTAAGAATATTGCTAGTATAAATCTTGAGGTTTTATTATTAATTTGTAGTCTCCTTGTTGGAAGTGCCCAACAAAACTATTATACCACTACATTATATTTATGTTAAACTGTTTAAAGTACGATTCCAGTTCTTTATCTGCTGGTTTATTACGCTGAACAATACTACGCTTATCAAAGTCGTGCATTTCTTCTGTTGGCTTTCTATCACGGAATGTATGAATCTCTACCATCTGATTATTGTCTCTCTGTGTGTGTGAGATAGCCCCAAAGATAGCACCACAAACAGCGTCTGCAAGGTCCTTAGAGGACTTTCTAGGGTGGTCTACACGATTACCCCTCATAATTTTTAACTCTGTTAGTTCTTCGAATAGCAACTCTATGGCTGGCATAGCAAGACGTTCTTCGTAAACAAGCATAGCCATGTCCTCGTAGTGCTTTTTGGCAACAGATACAGTCTCAGTCTTTATACCAACAGCCTTCAACTCGTTCTGGATATCGAATGATTGCCAGCGGTCAAATGAAACCATGCCAATATCAAAGCCCAGTCTGCGTAGGTTCTGAATCCACTGCTTTACTTCTGATAGGTTTACAGGACCTTCAATCTTTGGTTCCCAGTAGACTACTGCATCTACTACTACGATAGGCATTACCTGTGCATAGTCCTTAACTACCTGCACATTTACCCACTTCTCAACGTGAGCAATAGCCACAGCACACTTGTCATGTTTTTGTGCAAGGTCAGCATGGACAAAATATTTTTTGTCTGGGTCTGGTTTGAACGACTCCATAAAACTTTTATTAGTGTCAATTGGATTTACGACTGTCATGCAAGCACGAACTTTTTCTTGCTGCTTAAAGAAAGCATCGGAAGCGTAGGTAGGGACACAAGCAAAACGCATCATAGCATCTCCAAGGTCTGTATAGAATGCTAACTTGAAGTCATCAATTTTACGAGTAGGATTTACCACCCATGTTGGTCTTTTAATAGCAAACATTCCAGGAAACTTGTATGCCAGAATATTGTCTTCGTCCCACTCAATCTCAAGAGTATTTCCTTCTGCATCTTCTGGTAAGTCTGGATTCATAATAAACTTATGTTTCTTTGTTACAACTTCTTTGTCTGCGATAACTGCATCGTATCTAGTAGAGATAAAGTCTCCAGGATAGCGAGGGAAAGACAGTAGGGCTACCTTGCCAAGGTCAGGGAAGCGAGAATCTACGGAAGCACGGAATGCTTTGTAGATGTTGTCAGCAGTTTTTCCTTGGTCGTTACCAGTTCCAACCTCATTAGCAAAACCAGAAATCTCATCTAGTACTGCAAGGATAAGGTTTAGACCTTCGTGAGACTCACGCTCAGAGTGACCAGAATAAACAGTAATAGCATTATCAAACTCAATGCTGTCTGCCTTTGCGTAGTACTTTCCAGCAAACCATGGAGAGCGTTCAATCTTATTCTTAAAACCTTTAAAGAAAACGTTCTTAGCCTGTTGTGCGTTAATCGCAATGTTAATAATATCAATAGCGTCACCAGTAGGCTTACCGAAGTAACGAGCAGGGTCTTTGAGACAAAGTAATTTATAAACGATATAGCAACAAGCAACTGTGGATACAAAGTCCTTGCCAGAACCCTTTCCTAGTTGTAGGATTACTTCGTTCTTTGTATACTTGTTATAGTATCTACGACCTTCTGTATCCCCCAGGATTTCAATGACTTCTTCCAGTTTATAGATTTGGCTCATAGCCTCTACGATGTCGTACTGAATTTGTGATAGCGGTGGTTGCTGTAGGTAGTCTTCACCTTCGACAAATGTTTTAACGTCTACTGGCATTTCTGCAAAGACATTACTCTTTAGTACTTCAAGGAAGTCATTGAACATTGACAATGGTTATAACCTCTTGCTCCTTTGATACCTGCGAAAGTCTACGCATAATCTCGTCACGAATCTGTGGATACTCGCTTGCGATATCTCTAAGAATACCAACAAGGATATCTTGCTTGTGTTCAATATTCAGCATCTCTTCTGCCAATTCTTTATTCTCAAGCAGACCAGCCTTTTGCAGCATGTCAATACGTTTGCTTTCGATATCCATAACAAGTTTGATTGCAGCAGTCTTAGCACCAAGATTTGCAACAGTTGTAGCATCGTCCATAACTTCATATGCTTTACTAATTAGTTTGTTATAGTGTGTGTCTGCACCAACCAATGCTTCCTTGGCACGAGCACGAATAGCAGCATTGTCAGAAGCCATAACACGCCACTGGTTGATGTGTGCCATAACCTTTTGACGTGGTAGTGAAAGTGCTTTAGAAATTTGAGTAGGCTCTTCACCCTGGAGATACTTCTCCACAACTTTATTCATCTCATCGAGATGTTCAACTGTTAAGTCTTCAATCGACATTTTTCTTTTGTCTTCCTCGTTTTGTCGGAATGCGTTTAACTCTTTCGGGGTCAAACGAACGCCATGCAGTAGCAGTTGCTTTCTGCATCTCAAAGCAATCTACCCAGACCTTACCATTTTCGGTATTAGTTACAACAGCATCAAATTTAAATTTGACACCATGTTCTCCCTCTATTTTAATGATATCACCTTTAGCAATAGTAAAATTACCAATTTGTAATTCATTCTCTCTGCTAAATTTTGTTTCCTGTAGTTTGACTGACCTTACCTTTTTCATCTCTTAGACTTCCTTAATCCAAATTTGGCTAGATAAACATAAATTGTTTCTACGCTAGTGCCACATTCTAAAGCAATTTGCTCTGGAGTTTTTTTATCTACATGGTAACGTTTCTTAAGCCATGCTTCATTTGTATAAAACTTATTAGCCATTAGTATCCAAACGCCTTATCCCAGTTCTTCAAAGCCCAGTGCCCAATAGCACAAGCATCTGCAACATCGTCATCCTCTAGGTGCTTATCATAGTTTATATTGATAAAGTTAATTGTTCTTTGCTTTCGAATATTTCGTTCTTCAGTTTTAAACCAAGATACAGACTTGCCTGGATTCTTTTTCTGAACCTCATGCTTCTCTTCTTTAGTTAGTTTCTTATTGCCAATAAAGTTCTGCCATGTCATAGGCGATACGGAGCCAATCTTTTTTACCCCAGCCATAGAAGCAGCACCAAGCAACGCTCCTTGCACCATAGCCAACTGAGCAGCAGTCTTAGGGCTATTCATAAATACCGTGTGCTCAATAATGATGGTATCAAAATCAAACTTATCAAAGAAAGCCTTAGTCTTTTTAGCAGCATCCATAACCTTATCATAAGTAGATATGCCCTCAAACTTAATCTTTCCACAAGCAACAATGCGATTGTCTTCAAAGATAGCGAATGCTAAACTATTTGTACTAGCATCAATAGCACAGAATCGTTTTGGTTTTTTAGTCAAGTTTAGTTTTACCATTTAAAATATCCTTAATCTCTTTTAGAGCATCTTTAACATCATCTGGGTTTACCTCGCACAACTGACAGATAGTTTCCTCAGTGTACATTGATAGTTGTTTGCCACAAGTCTTGCAGAGCCTGACCTTGCCAGCACGTTTCTTAACCTTATCCCTCAAATATTTTTGAGCAATCTTTTCTCTAGTTGCTTGCTCTCTGCATTCAGCAGAGCAGTATATCTGATAGGAAAGTGCTGTCTTAAATTGACTATCGCACCAACTACAATGTTTGTTCTTCATTTAAAGGCTCCAGAGATTTAATTTTTATCTCTCCAGAACCTGCAGAAGCACAAGCCGTTTGTATAGGGCATGTCTTGCATATCTTTGAATTAGAACGATAGTTTTTCTCTGGCAGGGTTTTATCTTCCCAAGCCTTACGAACAGTTCTCATCCATTCAAAAGTGTTCTCTACCCACTCGTACATGTACTGATTTAATTCTACAGGAAAAATCAACAGTTCGTGATTGTTCTTGTTCTCATAAATCAGAATTGCTTTGCTTTTGTTAAGAATCTTCATGTAGATAAGCAACTGAATCATATGACCTAGTTTTGGTTTACCTGCATTTTTACGATACTCAAAGCCTTCGTTAGGCATTGTCTTAATTTCGCCAAGCAGTTCTTTGTCTTCCCAGTTAAGGATAACGTCACCATAACCAAAGATTGGTGGGTCATTATATGTTACCTTAAACTCAGAATCTACAAGAAGTCCAGGAACATTGCCCATAGCCTCTTGAATTCTTTCGTGTGCCTTTGTACCAGCAGTCATGTTTGCACCACCATACGCATCCGCATTATCGACAAAGTTAGCACCCTCAAAGGCTAGATACCAGTAGCGAGGACATTCTCCATGAGAGAATGCAATCGTACTAGGTGCAAATGTTTTCTTTGTTTGAAACTTGTCTACACGATTGACAGTGTAACCAGAGTTAATCTTATCAATTAGTGCTTGTTTGTCTAGGAATGATGGTTTAGAATTGGGATTGCTATCAACCTTTTTAATCATTACTTGACTTAATAAATTTTTTGCCATAATAACACTAGCGAGTGATATATTTAAGAGCCGAAACGAGGTTGTTAATAGCCTCAGCAGCGGTGTAATAAATATTCTTTTTCGCTCTGTCTCCTTTATCTACGTTAGTTAGCCATGTGGCTTTGAAAGACATCTTCGCAGCAATTGCTTGTAAGCGAACGATTTCTACTTGTGCAACGTTAAGAGGAATATCTGGCTTAAGAATTACCTTAGCAATAAAGGTAAGAGCGGTAGTCAGTTCTTCATCATTCATAAAGTCAGCAATCTCTGTGAGACCATTGACCTGTTCAATTGTTGTTTGTTCCATTTAGTATCCTTAATGTTGTAATTCTATTATACACTATTAGGCGGTAGTTGGTCAAGTATCATCTCTAGTAGGGATAACTCAATGACTGCTAATCTTGTTTTAATACCGTCATCGCCAAGGACAACTACAATTGCTGGATTATCGTTATTACGAAGAGCATCTGTAGTTGCCTTAGCCCAAACATCTTTATTGAGGGTAAAGGACTTACCAACTTCTTTGAAGTCAACAGTGAAGCCTTCCCAAGAAGCATCACCTTTATGAGTACCTCTGCCAGAGTTCTTGTGCTGTTTAGCACCAATACGCTTACTCTCGCTTCTCTCGCTCATAATCTTTCTTCTTCTTGGTTTCAAGGCTTACTTCGTTTAGATGTTTGTCTGGACACATCCAAGTTATTAGTTTGTCTGATGGATATACTCTTACAGATTTAACTTCTACTCTACAGGTGTGGCAAGGAAATTTACCTGGATAAACTGTATATTTACCCATTCATAACCTTAGCCTTAATATCGTCTTGTAGGTTTCACGAACACGAGCCACGAACTTATCCCTACCTTGCAATTTACTTCCGTCTGGTAGAATATACCAAGCACCTGTACGCTCTACAATACCCATCATCTCTGCAGTATCAACCAAATCACCAATGCTGTCGATGCCAACATCACCTCGGAAATAAAAATCGTACTCTCCAGATTGGAAGGCTGGCGATGTCTTGCTAAATTGGACTTCCCAACGAATCTTCCTACCAATCTTTTCTTCAATGAGTTTATCGCCAACTGCAATCTTGCCTTTAATTGCTTGATTGTCTGATTCGGAAGAGAATAACTTGATAACCGTTGATGAATAGAACTTAGTAGCCTGACCACCAGAAGGCTGTTGACTAGTATACATAGCAGAAATATTGTTACGAGATTGCGAGATAAGAACCAAAAGGGTTGGCTTAACTTTGTTATTAGCATAATTAAGCATCTTCCAAGCGTTGCTAAAATCTCTAGACTCCGCACCAATTTGTTTGGTGTTTTCCAACTGTTTAAGTTCATCAGTATCCTTTTCAAAATAGATAGCAGGTAGCAAAGATGTAATTGAATCAACTACAATAATATCTACTCCAGCATTCATTAGGTTAGTTCCAACGTCTACCATCTCATTAATTGTTCTGGCTTGTGATACGATAAGGTTGTCTGTATCTACCCCAAGTCTCTTAGCCCAATCTTCTGAGTAAGACATCTCTGCATCAATCCAAGCACATAACTTGCCTTCTTCTTGTGCCTGAGCAATCATCTGCAAACATAGAGAAGACTTAGCAGAAGACTTGCTTCCCCAAATCAATACCTGTCTGCCCAGTGGTAGCCCACCATTAAGTGCACGATTAAGACCGAAACTAGGAGTTCCCTGATACTCAGTCTTAAACCCAACACCATTAGTCAAACGCTTACGGATGCGTGGGTCTAGTGCTGCCATTGCCTCTTCAATAGTAGTCATTAGAAACGAACCCCATGTCTTTCTGGTCTAGACTTATTGTAGCCAGTCTTTTTTTCAAAAGCATCATCAAGACTGCCATTGACATACTCAAACTCACGAAGACCTGCATAGAGGTCAAGAGTGCGAATGATAATATCTGCCATCTCGTCTGCTACTTCTTCTGGACTCTTGGACTTACGAATTGCTTCCATAACCTCAACCGCCTCTGACACAATCATCATTAGTTGTTTAGTCATAAATATATCCAAGGATTCCTTATCATCATTGTTATAGGCAATGCCCCAGAAACCTTTTTCTACTGCTGTTTCGTGCAGGTCTTTTGCTACTTCATCAAACATTGAACACATCCTCCATAATTATTGTTCCATCTTTAGTTTTACCCAAAGAGAATTTATATACATTTCCTTCATCAATCTTCATGTACGCTTTAGAGAAAGACGTAGGAAATACTGTAACGCTATGCATCTCACGACTAGCATCTGCTAGAACTAAAGAAGCCATCTTTTTACCAGCCTTAGTTACTCTTGGCTTAAATGATACTACAAATAGTTCATCATCTTTGTAAGGCAACTGACGGAAGTTAAGAATCTTTATAAGACCAGATGGATTACCTTTAATCTCATCTGCTGGAATTGCTGTGACAATTCTGTTATCGCTTGCTAGAACTATGTAAGTCCTACCTGCTTCGATAGTAGTATTCTCATCGTCAAAGATTCCAGTGCTACCAGTTCTATCAAGAAGTTCTACTCTAGACCAGCCCTTGCCACGCTTGATGCTCTTAATCATTCCCATAAGAACATAAGCACCCTTTTCTTCGTACTCTTCAACATCGTTGATGAATGCGTGGTAGTGTTGCGGAATAGAAGTGTTGAACTCTGGTAGGTTAAGATACTCATACAGGTTCTCACGAACTTCTTCATCGTTTCTAGGTTGGTCAGTGAACGTAGCCGCTCCTACAAGGCGAAGAGCCTGTAATGCACGACTGTTCACCCCATTGCCCTTACCAAATGTAAACTCTTCTAGTTCTTTGTAGGAAGCAAAAGGTCTAGCAGCAATATACTTATTAGCAATGTTATCACTAATGAACTTAATAGATGATAGTCCGAAGCGAATACCTTTACCCTCGATTTTAAAGTCAACATCTGAATCGTTGATATGTGGTAGACGAACAGGGATACCCATACGCTTTGCTTCAATTAGGTATTCAGTACGAGCATCCTTGTCACTTTCGTTCTTGAGCAATGAATACATAAACTCGATAGGGTAGTAATACTTCAGCCATGCTGTCCAGTAAGAAACTGTTGAGTAAGCCACAGCGTGAGACTTGTTGAATGAATATCCAGCGTGTGCTTCGAAGTCTGTCCACAGGTCTTCAGAAGCGTTAGGTGACAAGAATCTGGAAGCACCCTTTACGAACCTATCCTTAAAGACATCAAACTCTTTAGCATCTTTCTTCTTACCAATAATCTTACGAACTTTATCCGCTTCAGCCATTGTCATACCGCCAAGTTCCACACAGGCAAGCATAACTTGTTCCTGATACAGAATACATCCGTAGGTCTCTTTTGTAAATGCTTTTAGAACTTCGTGTTTGTAGTCAATGTTTTGCTTACCATGCTTACGAGCAACATAGTCTTTACCGATTGTGTTCATAGCACCTGGACGAACCAAAGCGTTAGAAGCAGCAAGTTCTGCAAAATTTTTGATACCCATCTTTACTAGAAGATTCGTGTATGGTGTTGCTTCACATTGGAATACGCCCTTAGTAAAACCATCTGAAAGCATACGATAAACATTTGCATCTTCCATGTTAAGTTTATATAGGTCAACAACATCTCCAGAACGCTCCTTGATAATAGCAAGCGTGTCCTGAATAACAGATAGGGTCTTTAGACCCAGAGCATCAATCTTAATCAGACCGATACGTTCTGCTTCTTCCATGTCTACTGCTACTACTGGAATACGTTCCTTGCTACCTGGAGTTGTTCTAGTCTCCAATGGTGCATACTTAAAGATAGGTTCTTTAGCAGTAACCACACCAGCAGCGTGAATACCAGTACCACGAATACGACCACGAAGTTGTTCACCATAGAGTTCAATCTCTGGATACTTCTCACGGAACTCTTGAGTAGACTTAGCCCTTAAGTAGTCATCCCAATCATCAACCAGTTTAAGAACTTTATTTACATCCGCTAGTGGAATGTTTAGCACACGAGCAATATCTCTAATCATACCTTTACCCTTGAACTCAAGGAACGTGGCAATAGAAGCAACGTGTCTATATTGTCTAACTAGATAATCTTTGACATCTTCACGTCTTGAATCTTGGATGTCAGTATCGATATCTGGGAAGTCATTACGTTCTGGATTGATGAAACGGAAGAACAGAAGACCATGCTCAATAGGGTCAATGTCAGTAATACCCAAGGCATAACAAACTAAAGAACCAGCAGATGAACCACGACCTGGACCAACCATAATGCCTTCTTTTTTAGCCCAGTTAATCATGTTACGAACAACTAGGAAGTAAGGAGCAAAGTTTTTATCCTTGATAATTTGAAGTTCTTCTTCAACCCTAACATGATATGCAGGGTCAGCACCTACGCCACGAGCATCTAGTCCATCCATAGCAAGTTCGTAAAGTTCTTGGTCTG